CCAACGCCGCCAGCGCCGCGGCCGCTCCGGCCCGCCTCGCCGCGGTGGCCGGCGTCGCCGGGCTCTCGGCCGACGATCCCGTAATCTCGGCGGTGGCCGCCTTCGCCGCCGCCGCGAGCGGCGAATTCGACCCGTCCGCCTTCGCTTCCGGCCTCGTTTCCGCCTGGCGGCTCGCCGCTCTCAATGCCGTGCCGCAGGACATCGCGCCGCTGATCGCCGCCGAGCTGCCCCCGGCCGACGGGACGTCGGCGCGCGACGCCGAGCGCATGGCCATGGCCGGCGCGCTCGCCGTGGCGATCGTGCGGGTCAACTATGCGGCAAGGCGCGACGCCAGAACCGCGCGCGAGGCTTTCTCCGCGACCGTCGCCCCGGTGCTGGAAACGGCCGGCGCCTTCTCGGCCGAAGCATGGTCGTGGCTTTCCGCGGCGACGGGCGAGGCGGCGCTGGCGCTGTCGCGGACGGCCGCCGACCGCGCCCCGCTGGTGCGCGTCGAGACGGGCGTCTCGCTGCCGTCGACCGTCCTGGCGCACCGGCTCTACGGAGACCCGAATCGGGCTTCCGAACTCGTCGAGCGCAATCGTGTCTCGACGCCGGTGCTGATGCCGACAATCCTCGAGGCGGTGCATCCGTGAGTATTGTCCTCACGCTGTCGCGGCTTCGCCGCTCGCTCCGGACGGGGCGCC